GGGATTGAGCACCCCGTCCAGCACGGTGATGGTCGCTTTGCCCACCCAGAGGCTCTGCACGGCCTTTTTGTGGGCGGCGGGGACTACCATCTCAGCCTCCGAAAAGCCGCCAGGGTGCTCTCTGCCGGGTGCATGAGCTGGGCCAGCATGGCGTCAAAGCGGCTTTCCGCATTGCTTGCACCATCGCTGGCCCCGGCAAAGGTCACGGAGATGTCCCCCTCCGTGATACTCTTGGCGGGGGCGTTGAAGTCAAAGCCCTCCAGCCCGTCAAGCCCTCCGGCGGCTTTCTTATCAAACAGGAAATGACCGGCCACCATGTCCACAAGGGTGTAAAAAAGAGGAGGCGGGAGCTTTCGGTGGTTGATGTTCGCCAAAAGCTCCGCCTCACACTTGCGGATGGTGTATTTAAGGCCGGTTTCGTCATCGTCCGTGACAGTGTAGCCCAGCATGGCCAGCCGGTCCACCACGGCCTCATACACGCCCTCCATGTCCTTAGCCTCTGGAGAGGATGCGGGCAATGGGGATGGCCTTGTGGGCGATGTAGGAGCGGTCCCCCTCACCGCTCTCACCAGAATGGACCAGGCACCAGTTGGCACCGTTGGCCAGCTCTGCATCCGTGGGGGAGAGAGTGGTCTGGCTGGTCTTTTCGTAGGAGATGCCAAAGGGAGAGAACACCTTGCGCTGGCGGGTGTAGAGGGTGTCCACACCGCCGTCCGTCTTGGGGTCACGGGCCATTTCATAGGGGACCTTGGCACCGATGTCCTCAAAGCTGATAGCGCCCTCGCCCAGCACATAGGTGGTGTAGCGGGTGCCGGGGACCACATAGCTGTCCGCCGCAGGGGTGCCCTCGCCAAAGTAGGGGGTGACCTCCGCCTGGTTGATCTGGCCAGCAGTAGCACCGGAGGCCTTGACCTGGAGCGCTCCCTCATCGGAGGCGCTGGCGGGGAAATAGCCGTCCGTGGCAGGCATCCCGTCATCCACCACAACGGTCTTGCCGTTCCAGGTGTAGAGGGTCAGGTCACGGGTCACACCGTCCTTGTCGGTGTACTTGAGGGCGGTGAGCAGGTTGAGGTTTTCCAGGTTGGTGGCCACAACGGAGTGCATGAACACCAGGGAAAATTTCTTCTTACGGTCACCGCAGGCCTGGGCAGTGGCGCTGTTCATGGTGGTGGCCTCCATGTTGCCCGCCACCTCATAGGTGTGCTTGGCCACAAATTCAGCGCTCTGGCCGCCGGTCATGGCAAAGACGCCCTTGAGGACAGCCAGGATGGTGTCCTGGTCAATGTCCTGCCAATACTCGGAAACCTGCTGGGCCACATTGTCCATCCAGTCAATGCCGCCGGTGATGTCAAAGGAAAAGTCCTTTTCGGTCCAGGCCTTGGCCCGGCCAATGACCACCACGCCCTGCTCAAAGGTCTTGGTGGAGGTGGCGGTGATGTTGGTCTGGCCGTCATAGTTGACAGCATCGCCGTCCAGCAGGCCCCGCATGGCGATGCGGGCATAGCCGGTGCCGCCCTGGGTGCTGAAAACCTCCCGGATGTCGGGGTTGCCCGCCAGCGCTCTGGACTTCCGCATTTCATTGAGGCGGGTGCGGGGGATGCGGTCCACCGCATACTTGAAAGCCTGGGGATTGAAAGACTTGGCGTCAAACTTGGTGTTAGGCATAGTTCAATCTTCCTTTCTGCAAATTAGTTGGTGTTGGGCTTGCGCTTGCGGCCCCTGGGGGCCTCTTTGGTGCCGGTGGTATCACCACCCTCCGGCTCATCCTCCGGGCCGTCCTGGGCCGCCCCTGTGCCCGCAGGGGCCAGACGGTCCATGACTTCCTGGACAATGGCCTCCGCAAGCTCCTGGGTCAGCCGGATGGCCAGCTCTTTGGCCAGGGCGTCCGTCAGCTCTTTCACGGAGGAGATGTTGTCCGCAATGTACTGCACCACGGCCTCCTGGGTGCGGGGCAGGGATGCGGCGGGCTTGCCGGTCAGCTTGGCCGCCAGATTTCTCAAGGCGTCCTCAAAAGACACGGCTTTGGCAGGGGTTGTGATGTTTCGCATGTTGTCACCTCATTCCAGCTTGGCGTCCGGGTTTTCGGCCAGGAAAGCCGCCAGCTCGGAATAGGACATCTCAGAGGGCTTTTTCCCCTCGCCGGGTTTCCGCCCGGTGTCGGGATCGCCGGGTTTCCAGCCGGTCAGCTTGGCCCCGGTGCTCCCAAAGAGAAAGTCCGTGTTGGCGTCCTTTTTCATGGCCTCGATTTTGGCGGCCAGGGTGATGCTCTCATTGTTCACCTTGGCCACCACCTTGCCGTCCTCAATCTTGGCGTCCTTGAGGTAGTCGGCCAGGAGAGCCCGGACAGCGGTGTTGTTCTTGGCTCCGGCGGCGGTGAGTTCGGCGTCCACGGCGGCAGTCAGCCGGATAGTGGCCAGCTCTTTCTCATAAGCGGCCTTGTCCGCCTTGTTCTGCTGCTCCAGTTCGCCAATCTTGCGGGTCAGCTCCTCGTTGTCGCCAGCGGACTTTTTCAGCTCCTCAAGCTGCTTGGCGTGTCCCTTGGCGGCCTCCTCAAGCTGGCCCACCTGGGCCTCCAGCTCCTTGACACGGGTGTTTTTGGCGTTGAAGTCCGCACGGGCAACAAAGTCCTTGCCAATCGCCTGGCAGGCGGCGGCGTCCATGTCCTCCGTGTAGGCATCGCCAATGATTTCCTTGAGCCATAAAAGTTTCATGTTGCGTTACCTCCTGTTATCTGCTTTCCTTGTGTCCGGCCAGTCCCGGTATGGCAGCGCCCCTGTTGGTTTCCGCCGGGGCCCGGCGGTATTTGGGTATGAAAAAAGCACCGTGCTTTTCAGCACGATGCTTTCATCATCGGGTCAGTTGAGGACATCCGGGTCCGGGTCCTCCAGCTCTGTCCAAAGCTCGGTGAGCGGCGTGTCACCCTGGAGGTCCGTGAGGACCTGCTCAACGGTGGCATCCGCCGGGGGTGAAAAGGCGGCGTCCTCCAGCTCATAGACAAAGCCGCCGCCCGGCTCCTCCCAGAAAAAGCTCCCGCCGTTCTTTTCGGCGTAGGCCGTGACGGCCTCCTGGAGCTCCTTGTGTGCAAAGTATTCAACGGGCGTCATCATATCATCCCTTTCAATAGTTTCTCAAACTCCGCCAAAGCGGTGGGGAAATACTGCTGCATCAATGCGTAGCGGTCAGCGTCAAACTGAGCCGCAAACATGTGGGCAAAGGCCTCCTTTTCCAGCATCCCGGAGTATGTCCAGTAAACGGTGCGGTGGCCATAGTTGCCACGGGCCCTGTTGCGGGACAGCCCGCCGAACAGGTCAGAAACGGCGTTGTGCGTTGCATCCATGAGCTCCCGGGCCACGATTGCATAGGCGTCCGTCTTTTTTCTGGTGCCGTGCGCTTTCATGGCGGCCTTGATGTAGTTGTCGAAGTCCGCCCGCAGGGCGTTTCCGAAGTCTGCCGATTGCAGAGAGGTGAAACCGCTCCCTGAGCAAGACATAAAATCAACATAATGGCCGTGCTCATGGAAAAAGGTGGTTGCCGGGCCTCTGGGGTCGGTCATGTCGCTGGCAAAATTCATGTTGACCTTTTGCGTGCGGCTGTCAAAATGCGGCGTGCCAGAAAAAGCCCCATTTGCCACGGAGCCGGGCTGGACATAGCGCTCAAAGACAGCCTGGGCCGTCTGATTGCCGGACGCATAGTGTTGCTCAAGGGCGTCCGTGTAGCCGTTGGGGGATGCGGGCAAGCCCTGCACAACACTCTGGAAATGCGTGGTTGCCTTTGCGGCCATTGTACCACTCCCGGAGGCCACCTGTAAACCAGGAGTAGGTCCCTGCACAAAGCTCTGCCGCCATTGGGCAAAGGTGGTGTTTGCCGGGACCTTTGTGGTGGTGCCGTCCGGGTTGCGGGTCCAGCGCTCCCCCAGGCCCTCCATGTCCTCAAAGTAGGGGGCGGTGCAGCAGCGGCACCAGGGATGGAACGGCGGAGCGGTGAGCCCCACCTGGTAGTCTGACATCTTGAACACCTTGCCGTCCAGCGCCGAACACAGGCCGCAGGTGTCCCGGTCAAAAGAGGCCACAATCCTGTATTTCTCTACGCCCAGGGCGTTGAAACAGTCCTTTTGAGCGGCGCTGGAGAAATAGGCGCTTTCCGTCATCACCAGGCGGCCCGCCTTGGAGCGGGACACCTCAAATTGCTTGGAGATGGCGGAGATGGCCCGGTCTGGAGCCTCTCCCCGTATAATCATCTGGGTGAGCTGGGTGTTGACGCTGTTCACAAGGCTCTGCTTGTTGGTCCAGCAGCGGTCCCGGAAAGTCTGGCCGTCCGTGGTCCATGGCCGGGAGAGGACCTTGGTGATGGTCCCCTCATTGACGGCCTGCATGGTCCAGCCCACGCCCAGGCCCTTTTGGACCTCATAGGCCGTGTGGTAAAAGCTCCCGGTGTAGGATTGCCGGGCGGCCCGGTCTATGTAGTCAAGCTGATTGGAATAGAGGAGCTCTGCCTGCTGCTGGAGCTGGATTTTGAGGGCATCCAGCCGGGAGATGTGGACCCTGGCGCTGGCGTTCTCCAGCTCTTTCATCCAGGCCCCGGTGAGGGCGTTTTCCTCACCGTGCTTGATGTAGTCCTCAACCGTCCAGCGAAACTCCGCCAGCTCATCACTGTTGAGTAGCCGCTTGGCATCTGCCAGGGTGATGTCATTGTTGGCAGCAAAGCGCCTGTACCATGCGGACATCTGGCGCTCAATCTCAGCCTCAGCGGCCCGGAATTGGGCATCCAGGTTTTCCACATAGGAGTATGACTGGTCCAGCAGGGCGTCCTCCATGTTTTTCATGCGCTGGGCCCAATAGTCCGCATTGCGCTGGAGGTTATTCCTGGGCATCGCCGTCACCGCCGTCCTGGCCGGTCACGGGGCTGCCGGAGCCGTCCCCGCCGTTCTGCCGGTTTTTCATAAAGGCGGCCTGGTAGGGGTCGGCCATGGCCTCCTCCTTTTCGTCCTTGATGCGCTGGAGCTCCTGCTCCGGGTCAGACACCCAGGGGTGCATTTTCACGATGGTTTCATCAGAGAGAATGCCCACGGAGTTCTTGCAGTTGTTGATGACCTCGGTTTCATTGATGAGGACATCCCGGTCAAAGATGACCTTGACCTCCGTGCCCTCAAAACTCCCCCGTCCCGTGTTGGCCAGGTGTTGGTTGACAAACCAGAGCAGCTCCTCCATGGAGGCCTGAAACTCCATTTCAATGCCGTTGGCGTCCAGGTCAATATCAGAGTACATGCTCTGTATATTCATCTGGTTAGGGTTGCCGCTCATGCGGTCATCCTTGGCGTCATAGCCCCTGGCGTTCTCAATGATGGCATCCTTGAGCAGGGAGAGCAGGACCTTGTAGTTTTCGGCGTTGACCTCAATCTGGAGGGTGTCCACGCCGCCCTCAGAGCCCTCATAGGAGCGGACCTTGATGATGCCGTAGGTGGCCAGGTTAGCCCGGAGCCGCCCCAGGTCCTCCCCGTCATAGTTCTTGATGACCAGGATGGTGGAGTGGATGTCCTCCTCCATCTGGTTGGCAAAGTTGGAGATGATGTTGTTGTAGGCGTCTTGCAGACATTTTACCCTGGACAGGAGGGGGATTTCATGGTGGGAGCTCTTAAAGCACACCAGGGGGATGCGCTCCCAATTATAGCTGGTTTCCTTGCCTGTCTGGGGGTCCGTGGTGGTGATGTAGGGCCCGGACCGGGCAAAATCGTCCGGCTCAAGGGTCCCGTCATCCCGGCGGACAAAGCAGTCCACGCCGCCGCCGTGCATGACCTCCACCTTGACCACATCCCTGGTCTGTTCGGTTTCATCGTACTCCAGCACCACATAGACATGGACGGCGGCATCCAGGATGGTGTGGTCAGCATCCGCCCAAAAGGGCAGGACCTCATCCGCCGGAAAGCGCTGGAAAGCCAGCTCCCCGTTTTGGTCGTAGTAGGGAAACACCCAGCTCTTGCCGCCAATCCAGGCCCCCTCACCAATGTTGTGCATGGTCCGCTGAAAGCGGGACCCAAACACGGTGGAGAGAGCCGCAGCATAGGCCTTGTTCTCCGTGTCAAAGGAAAAAGGCCGCCCAAAAGAATAGTTGGTTTTCTGGTCCACCATCTTGGCATAGATGTTGTTGACCAGCCGGTTGTTGGGCAGGTGGTCCAGCACCTTGACCTTTCCATCATCGTCCAGGGCAATGCGCTTGCGGCGGAGCACATCCTGGGCCCCGTCATAGTAGGCCTCACCCGCAAGCTGCCGCTTGCGCTCTTTGGAGCCCAGCCAGGCCGTGATTTCAAGCTCCAAAAAGCGTTTGTCCGTCATGCCCCGGCGGAAATTTGTGGCCGCCCTGGCCACGCAGTCATCCCGCAAATTAAGCACCACCACCGTGCATCACCTCCTTTGCTTGCAGATCGGATGGGGGGGGGGTAAATCCAATGGGCCGGGCCTTGCTTTTCTCCAGGGTGAGGGTCTGGCCTGGGAGCTCCACCTCAATCCGCAAGGTGCGGTATGGCAGGCGCTCCGCCCATTGTTCGATTTTATTCAACACATACTGCTGCTCAAACATGGCACACCTCAAAAGCTGAAAAGTTGCGGCCCAAAAATCTTGTGGACAAAATAGCGCACATCGTCCATAGCGTGGTCATTTTCCTTGATGGGCCGGTCCATGGGGGCCTTTTCGTCCCAGCGGTAGAGCCCAAACTCCCGGATGCAGTCCGTGCAGCCGGAGCAAATGAAGATGTCCCCGCTTTGGAGCCGGGTGGCCACATCCCGGATGCCGTCCAGGACGGCGTTGGAGGCCTTTTCCACATAAAAGCGGCCATGCCGCCGGATGGCCTCAATAAAGCTGGCCGCTGAGGGGTCCACGATGACGGCCCGGATGGGCAAGTCACCGGCCAGGCGCTCCAGCTCAAAATAGTGCTCCTCATCGGTGCGCTGGCGGCCCTCTTTGCGGCTGTCAAAGTAATACTCCCGCATACGATACCATTTCCCGGAGGCCCGGCCCCAGAGCCCCATGCTGGTGGGGTTTACGGTGCCATAGTCCACGGAGATGTAGTAGCGGTCATAGGGCCGGGGCACATCCGGCACCACATGAAAGTCCTTGTTGAACATGGTATAAATCAGCCCCTCCGCCACCACCCAGAGGCCCCGGATAAAGCGGTCATAAAACACGCCGGAGTATAGGCTCTCATACCTGGCCTTGACGGCGGCGGAGAGGCTGAGGTTGTCATCCATGGTGAAATGGAGGTGCAGCATGTTCCGCTTGCCTGCCTCCAGCACCCAGGTGAGATAAAACCAATGGCTGGGCCCCTCCGGGTTGCAGTTAAACCAGAGCTTGGAGCCCTCCACGCTGCACCGGGCACAGGCCTGCTCCACGAAAGAGCGGGGCATGAGGGCCACCTCATCCAGCAGGACGCCCGCCAGGGTGATGCCCTGGATGAGGGAGGCGCTGCTTTCATCCCGCCCGCCGAACAGGTAGAAGTTATTGGAGCGCCCGGCGGCGCTCACCACAATCTTGTTTTCGGTGCGGTATTCCCG